AACCCTCTATTTGTTGAAGATGCGGTTCGAATAATTTCTCAAAGACTTAATCAGCTTCCAGTGAAGGACTGGATTGTTAAGTGCATACATGAGGAATCAATACATACTTCTGATGCGATCGCGATCAACTGGAAAGGTGTTCCAAACGGGTTTGATGGAAGTAGATTCATATAAAGAGAAACTCAATCACGGAATAATGGGGGAAGACTCTTGAACGTAGAAAAAGTAATCAAGCTTTACCTTAAGGAAAGAGAGTACCAAAAAGAAGCGTTTGGTGACTATAAAGAAATTGGCGCTCTGAGTTTTCCAAGTTTTCTAATATTTCTAAAGAGATATACAGATCGGGCAATCGAGGCATATATGGGGCCGTGGGAGGAGAGCGGAAAAAGACCATACTGGTTAGAACACGCTCACGAATTAGACTTCGGCACTGTCCCATCAGAAGCCTATGCCAACATTATAAAAATAATGGCGCTAGCTGGTGCAGCCCTCGAAACATACGCCGAAATAAATGTAGAAGAATGGCGCAAGGACGCCAAAGAAGATTTGAAAAAGTGGAGGTATTCACATGAATGACAACCTATCAGAAATGATCAAAAAGGCTGAAGAGCCAAACGTTACATCGTTTGGTGAAGCCGATCTTGAACTTCCAAACGAGGAAGAGAAAGAAGAAGAAGAAGTGACTGCAGAAGCAGATGCCGATCCAGGTCCTGTTGGTGGAGAGACAGAAGCAACTGAAGAAGTGACTGCTGTCTTAAAAGCAAAGGTTACAAATCTTCACGATTGGTTCAAAACCAATTCTGGAAATTTTGAAGACATTCGTCAAATCAAAATCGGTGCCAGTGGAGTCAATCCAGAGCGATATCTTGTTTTGACCGTACCAGATTTAAGCGGCGAGAAAGATGCAGATGGAAACCCCATAAGAGAATTGAGAAAATATGATGATGCGCACCTACACCCGGTTCTAGACCTGCCAAGTCGCCACATGAAGGCATTCAGCAGTGGTTTTGTCATCTATTATGAACTTGGAAATGATGTAGTCGTTAAAACTTATGGTGTACGAACCGGCCTCATTCTTGTAGCTTGCTACAATCTTGAGGGTGTTGGTTTGATTCCTTACGACATTCGTCGTGTGAAAAGAAAAGACACCGAAATTGATATTCCACTATCAAATGGAGAAGGTCTAAACGAACTTCTTAATCAACCTGTTGACAAAGAAGCGCTTCAGCTTCGATACAAACAGAGCGGAAAATTTGTGGATGAATTCACAACAACCCGTGACGCTGTAAAGTGGTTACTTGAACGCCAAGATGAAATGTTTGACATCAATCATCTATTTCAAATAGATGGTGTTTTGATCGACACTCTAAGATAATCGGGGGCGGGCGGTTCATATAGAATCGCCCGCTTAATAAAATGAAAATCAATGAAAATTTACCATATGTTCTTAAAGATCTCTACTCATACGACATTCCTGCCTGTCACTATAACATTCTCAAGCATCTTGGCTACGATGTAACTGGAATAGACCCTGACAATAAGGCCGAACGCAACGTCGCCATTGGTAAGATAATGAAAAACAACCCTCGGTTAACGTCTATTCTCATGAATACAACAAAATCGATAATAGATTTATATCTAACCAAAAATTCAATAACAGAGAAACATTTGGTAATAAGGCAATATGATGGGGTTATTCTGACTAAACCCATGAAGCATTTAGATATAGGTGAAGTTGGACTTGAATTTAGAAATTATTTAGATATTTTCATTACCTCAATTGAAAAGAAAAAGTTTCTTGCCAAGGACAATACCAGAAGCCGTGTATTCATAAAAGGCGTACCGTCAAGGTATGAAGCAATGGACGAATTCTATCGAAGGCTATGCAATATAAATTTCTCAGATAGAACGGTCATTTTTAAATCGCTTCAGAAAATAAAAGATGAGATAATGAATACTCGTGATGCCCAGATTTTTGCTATACCAACAAGGGAAGATCGATTCAACGTCTATTTAAAGGAATACGGAGAGGTCGAAATTGGAAGAAGCTTAATAAATATGATGGACACGAGTGACATTGACAGAGAAAGGTATTACGAATTTTATTTGGCCCCGTTTACAAGAAGCATCGTCTTCCAGTATGTGAGGTGAACATGACAACTATATTGAATTTGGGAGCAGGTCAAGAAATACCTGAAATTTTCAGGGTAGAAGAGCCACCTTTATTTATGGTGAGTGTTGACAAGATTTTCTACACCTTTGATATTCCATCGACTGTGGAAAAAAATTATGAGCATTTTTTAAATAGAAGAGGAATATTAAACGAGAAATTACATTATCGCATCAATAGTGACATTTTTGATTTTCTATCTCGAACGATAATGAAATTTGACATTGTGATTATGCACCGTGTACTCGAACATATATCTTTCACTCAAGTGAATTACTTCTTTTATCTTTTGTCAATCGTAATGGAAAAAGGTTCGAAAGCTTCCATTATAGTCCCTGATTATGAAATTCTTGCTCATAGGATACTTCGTGAAAACGTTCAAGCGCTCGATTTTGAGAAAAGAAACATTATCACTACAACAGAATTACTCAATGAAAAATATGACCCACACGCATCAATATGGACTGAGCAGAGGGCAAAATATTACAGTGAGTACGAAGGGCGCTTTAAATACATACCCGGTGAACCTAAAACCGTAACAATCGATGGCAGAGAATTGTATTTGCACTTCTGGATTGAGAGAGTATGATAATTCACAATAAAGTTACTTCTGAAGGTGGTGGTGGAACCAAATCACCGAGTCAAACATTGTATGAGCTAATAGGGGAATGCGACCTCATTTTTGCTTACAAAGAAACTCCAGAAGTTAAATGCGGTCTGATGAAGAATAAGTTCTGGGATCCGCAGGGAGATATAAATTTAGAGGAAATTGTAAAAGTATTTGCCTTTGTATTAGCCAAGAAATTCATAGGGCGAAATATGAAGCTATTTCGAGTAAGTATAGAGAAAGAAATTGAGGAAGCTGTAACGGGCATTCTCAGAAAGTATGAGGTGAGTCATTATGACTATCACATTTGAATCAAGAGCAAGAGAGATGGGCCTACAGATTGTTGATCGCGATCGGGGTATGTTCGAATATCGGGATTCTCTATCTTGGGTCATGTATCGAACTCTCTTTACGGATACGGCATCAGAGCATTCTGAAGGTGAACAGCCGCAAAGACATGAAACCGATGGTTATGAGATACCCCACGTTGCCCTATTCACAAAACTGCCAGTGGGTGGCCCGAATAACATCTACAGATATGCTGGTATCGTTTCAAGAATATACAAATTTGTGGGCAACGATTTTTTAAATGATTATATTCGTCAGGAAATAAGAAAAATCGGTATGCCGATCTTGAGAGAGCGAACAGAACTGAACGCAACTCTTACAAGAATGCGTCATGAAATAGTAATCAGCAATACAGTACACACTCGGGTAACTGATGTTCTACCACTGATATCAATCGGAAACAGTTACGACGGTACACTTGCACAAATACTGCAATTTGGTATAGAAATGCCAGTAAATGGCAATTCTTATCGGTTTGCATTTGAACTTGGAAAAGTTCGTCAGATTCATGTTGCTGGTGCATCAACAGTTGTGTCATCAATTGTGGAAAACTATCAACAAGTTTTTGCCGAAAGTATGACTGAAATTCTTGACGCGAGTTTCAATACCACCATATCTGAAAATGATTTGTATCTAATACTAGATGTCATTGAAAAGATTGGAAAAAAGCGCAGAGATCAAATATCGGCATTCTTACAGGAGATGAAGCCAAAAGAACAAAGGCTTCCAACCGCTTGGCAGGTGTTCATCGCTATTGTTCGTTACAGTAGCTTCGAGCCAAATCTAAATGCCAAAGCGCTGCTTGAAAATGCCGCTGAAAGTGTTCTCGTAGTACCGCCAAGAATTGCGCGTGTAATGCGAGAATTGTCAAGGGAAGAAGCTTGAGACACTTCTTTCCGTTTCCTCCTGTCGGGGGGCAATCAGAAATGGTTGCCCCTTTTTTTTGGACAGAAAAATTGAGAACAAATTTCAAAGGAGATCGATGCCATGCCTGAAGAAGAACGTTATTGGATACCGGGGCGAACGTATGATATACAGGTGAAGATAAAGGACCTAGATTATACGCAAGACATTAAATCAATCAGCATACAATCATCGCTTGCAACCGCATATCAGGTCGTCACCTTTGTTATGCTTATAGACCCCAATGATATCATCTTGAATGACGTGTTTGGTGTTGAACCAATAAAACTCAGTATTCGCCTTCTTGGTTATACCGAGAGTGAACCCAGCGATCAACTCGATTTCGAGTTGATGTATCTAAAATCAGAATTTAATATTACAGAGAGAACAACTCTAAGCAGTGAGGGTTCAAACTCTTCAATGAACGAGAGAACCGAGGTAAGAATTACAACTGTGGCGCGGCAGCCCTTCATTACAATGACGACTGTTGTGAATGGAGTTTATTTGGGTACAACTGTGAATGATGTTGTTCAGGATCTTGTCAATCAAATTACAAACACACCCAGAATAGAATTTGATTCTGATGGCAGAAATTCAGAACCTATAGATCAAGTATGTGTCCCTCCCATAACTCTATATAATGCCATTAAAGAAAGCGATCATAATTCAAGAATGGACAATTTAGCTGGGGGTGGCTATTTAGATTCTAGATTTGGTTTATTTGACGGGGTTCCTGGAATATTCTGTCAATATGATAACACCATAAAGATTAAAAATCTAACAAGACGACTATCGAAAAATCAGGCATTTACAGTTTATCAATTTTCAGATGATAGCAATCAAACAACAAATCGTGTTATCGATCAATCGAAAGACGGAAAAACATTCTATACATATCAGCGTGTTTTTACAGATTATTCTGGCAACGCGAAATTTGCCTCTCTCGCCACAACACTGAATCATATCATTAAACCACTTGACACATTGGCGGCAATACTGCAGCAGGATCTTGAAGAAGTATCTGCTAACCATTCGCTGGTATATCAGAATTCTAGAATTCATATCGATAAGAGAGGAGTTGCAAGAACGAAATTTTACAATGAAGACACGGGGTATGGAACGAATGCAACACAATTTAATTCTTGGTTTGGAAGACAACTGGCTGATCTTTCAACTATTTCCTTACAACTTGAAAAAGATTTGCCGATTCTGAATCTCGTTGAAGTTGGCGAGGCGGTCAAATTTAAACCCCAGACAATTGAATATGCCGATTTGGGCGGAAAATATATTCTGTGGAGTTCAAGACTGGACTTTTTCCGCAGGGGAGATTGGGCTTCAGTGGCTACAATTAATCTAATGCGTACCAACAAGAAGATATGAGAACAAAATAATAGAGGTATCCTATGCAACTACAATCAGCGACAGCAACCAAAATTAAGAACGTCGCGCAACAGCACATTAACGAATATTTGAAGTGCCGAACAGATTTTGAATATTTCTGTAAGACCTACATTATGATAGAAGCACCGGGGCGAGATATAAATCTCGACCCGTACCAGAAACAAACTGAACTTGTGCGAGTTGTCGAAAAATTTAAATTCGTTTTAGTGCTCAAAAGCCGACAGATTGGTATATCAACAATTATACAAGCGTATGCTGCATGGTTGACCGTCTTCTATTCAAATGCTGTTGTAGGTATCATCTCTAAGAATGGAAAAGAAGCTACGCATTTTGCTAGAACAATTCGTGGAATGGTTGAGAAGTTGCCAGACTGGATGAAGCCACCAAAGGGTGTACTGGGTCGTGGTTTTGCAAAAAGAACAGAGCAATCTTTTATTCTAACCAACGGTTCAAAAGTATATGCCGAACCAGTAAACCCAAATGCACCAGAAAAGACGCTTCGTGGTAAAGCTGTAACTCTTTTGGTTATTGACGAAGCAGCATTTGTTGACCACATTGATTCGGCGTGGACTTCAATGGTACCTGCACTTTCAACCAACCAAATGCAAGCGAAAAAAGCTGGCGTACCATATGGCACTGTCATACTTTCAACACCGAACAAGACAGTTGGTACAGGACAGTGGTACTTTGAGAGATATCAAAGGGCTTTATCAAATGATGATATCTTCAAACCATTCGTCATTCATTGGCGAATGATTCCAGAATTAGCCAACGACCCAGATTGGTACGAAACTCAATGTCGCTTGTTTGATAATGACGCAAGAAGAATTGCACAAGAACTTGAACTTAAATTTCTACCGGCTGAAGGATCATTCTTTGAGGCTGAAACCGTTGAAAAGCTTCAAAATAGCGTTGTGCCGCCAATTGAAAAGATTCGACTGTACAATGGAGAGATTTGGAAATGGCAAGCACCCGCTAATGGTCGCTACTATATCACAGGGGTTGATACAGCGCCAGAATTTGGAGATGACAAATCTGGAATTGTGATTTGGGATTACGAAACAATGGAACAGGTATGGGAATATAGAGGGAAATGTAAGGTACTAGACTTTGTAAAAGTTGTTAAAGTCGCACTCGCCCAATACCCCGGCATTGCTGTAATTGAATCTAACTCTTATGGAAACCAAGTGGTTGAACAGATATATCACAGTGAATTTTCACATATGGTTTACCAAGAAAAAAGAGGCAAAAAGACCATGTACCCCGGTCTTTCTACCAACACAAAAACTAGACCTTTGATGATAGAAGCTTTGCATTCGCATCTCTCGCAGTTTCCAGAAATCGTGAAATCTGAAAGACTTGCGCTCGAATTAACAGGTCTTGTTACCAAACCGAATGGAAGAGTGGAAGCAGATTCTAACTGTTACGACGACTTAGCACTTGCAACTGCATGTTGCATGTTTGTTCGCAAATATGATCCACCAATGATGATTAACATTCTTCAACAGGAAAATCTAATGGGAGAAATGCTTGACATCATTAATATTAACTCTGGAAATCGAATGTCAGAAGTCACAAGCGATGCGGTGATAAAGCACGTGAAAGATAATTTAGACGAGATGGGCGGTTTCGTTGATGTGATGAAATTTTATAATACTAAATAATTGGAGATATAAAAATGCTGATTGATCCTAATTTCGACGAAGAAAAAATAAACGAGGCTATACTTTTACCTGTTGGTCTAAGAGAAGTTATCAAATTAGATGGGCACCCTCTATACGGGTCAGATAAATTAAACAAAAGAGTCGGTCAGGCTTTTGGTAAATCTGGTAGAACTAAATCCATTACACCAAAATTAGTAAACCTGATGGATCGTAAGATCGTTGTGCCCTGCTTCTTTACCAAGGGGCTTATTGGCTATACGCTATGGAAAATATTTGCACCTGCTGGGTTTAAGAGCATTATGGCATTTTACGTATCAAACACAAAAAAGATTTATCTTTTAATTCAAAATGATGTCAACATCTTCGGTTACGTTGCAAACGATTTCATGGGCAAACTCGTCGTGCATGAACTTATGCACCTAATTGCTGATCAAAAGAAAAACGCTTGGTTTAGCATGTTCAAACCTGAACTTAGTGATTTTTATCACTATATGTGGATACACACTTTTGGTCTAGATGATAAAACACCTAAGAGTGAAACCGACCCAATTATGAATTGGGTTTTCACAAAGGTAGAAAGTGGAGATCGAGGTGATACGAAATCTTTTCTAGGTACCGCTCTACCAGAATATTATCGAAGGTTAAAAGGTCTAGAAAAATATGCAACAAGTAAAGAGAGTTTTAATCAAATATTAGATTTATATATGGTAGCTATAAAATTATTTCTGCAAGACATCAATAAATTTGTGTATAATTATAGCAGACTTAAAGCTGTCATATCACCAATATACGACTCATACAGAAAAGTTTTTAACATGAAAAATTTAACAACGCTTTGTATTCAAGAATTAATATACCCTTCAGAAGTAATCGCTATATATTCTGAAGACTCTGGTTTTAACAAGCCTTTGAATGCAATCAAGGCACTGTAAGGAGATCAAGATAGATGGCAGATGAAAGAGACTACAACCCTGCAACTGATGCAATGATAAATGCAGCCGAGCGTGGAAATGAGTTTGACGTTCAACGAATAAATAGTTTGATTCGTCAAATGACAAAAGCACAAGAGGATACTGCGCAGAAGACGAAAAATATGGACGAGGAGATTTCCTCAATTGCGAAAAAACAAAAGGCTGCAATGAAGGCTCTAGGCCGAACCGATATTGAAACAACCTCACCGGAAATGATGAGGGAAATGAAGGGTGTTATTGGTTCGTTGGGTGATGTTATTAATCAATTCGGTCAGGGTATGTCTCGAATCACAAAGAATACAATGCAGACTACGACGAATGCGATTCGTCAATATGGAAAGGCTGTTAGCGAAGATGTTCAATTAAATAAGCAAAATACTATTACGATGGCTCTCTCGGCTGCAACTCCTCTATTCGGCCATTTTGCAGCCAAGTTCATGGAAACCGATGTATTTAAAGATGCTGCGTCTAAAATAAAGGGGCAAATCACAGGCGCTCTTAAATCTGGTTTTGTTGGTGCAGGTAGAATGCTCGGCAGGGTAGGTAGAGTTGGTAGAAAAGCAAGAAAAGAAGAGTTTGATGTCGATACTACTATTGAAGAAATGGAAGAGTATCTGCGCACTAGAACTCCTGGTTTACATGGCTTCCAAAGAGGTGGTGTTGTAAATCGACCGGGTATCGCTGAATTGCACCCCGGTGAAGTTGTAATGCCTTATCAAAGCGTCATTAAGGCCGCAACAGAAGCCGGTGAAATGAAAAAGAGTGAAAGAAAAGGGTTCTTTGAGAAGCTAACTGGAATATATGAAGATTTCCAAGAGAATATGCTTGATATACAGCAAGAACAAACCGAAGCGCCTTGGCATGACCAACTTGTAAGTGAGATGCGACAGCTTCGTATCGGAATACTCGGCACTACCGATACTTGGCGAGAAGCACTTCAAAGAACACTCGCACAACACCCAACACTTGCTGGCATGGTTAAATTTGCTAATATAATGCGAAGTGCAATTCGATCACCAATTCGCTATTTATTTGGCGTCACTGGTAAATATCGCGCACAAGCAATGAGGGCTGCCAGAACAAACAACGTATTTGATCGTCTTACAAACGTTCTTGTTCTTTTCTACGGCAACTTAATGCCCAAAATTGATACAATCATTAAAGTAGCGCGTGAGCATTTTGAATTTATTTCAGGCCGCAAAGTTGAAGAAGTTAAAGATATCGGTAAAACGCGGTATGAGCAGATTAAAGATTTTCTGACAGGTAAGAGACAAGAAAGGGGTGAAGCAGAAGAAGGGTTGAGCGGGATTCTTAGCTGGATTGTGGGCGGTGAAGAAGGTTTAGATGTTGAGAAAATGAAAGAGGCTGGTATTACAGGGTTGGGCAGCTTCAAAGATATAAAAGGTATTGGCAAGAAGATGGGAATCACCAGCCGAGGAAAACTCGGCCAGTTTGTAGAACAAGCAGAACCAACCGGCCTATTGGGAGGAATACTTGGGCGAATAGTAGGCGGAAAAGGGTATAAAGAACTTCAAGAAAGTATGGCTGCTGAAACCGGTATGGGTGAGAAGACAACTTTTGTGTGGGATCCTGAAAACTTTAAGAAGATTGAAGCAATAAAGAAAGAAACAGCAACGGAACAGACCAAACTTCTCACGGTAAATCTTAAAGATTCTTTTAGTCAGGTAACAGAAAATGTATCAGAAAAATTTAAAGAAGCCACTGAAAAAAATGAAACAGCTAAGAAGACTGTAGAAAAAATAACTGAAATTGCAGAAGGTACTAAGAAAGGACTTAAAGAAAGAGAATCCGTTAAGAAATTCTGGAAAAAGTTAACAGAATCTACAGATAGAGTAAAGAAAAGTGTCACGGAAAATAAGCACATTAATAAACAAAGAGAAAAAGCCACAGAATTTGCAAATAAACAATTGAAAACAATAAGCGATTCAACCGAACGTCAAAAGAAAATAGAAAAAGCCAAATTAGAATTAGATAAAGTCAGAACCGCTTGGACGGGTGATATAAGGAAGACGGGGAAAAAATCAGCTAAACTAATGAGAAGATTGGGCACTAGATTAAAGAAAATGGGCGGATGGGTATTTGATAAACTTCTTTTAGTGGGTGGTATGATAATAAGTGGACTTTCTAAGGGATTTAGTTTTGCAATTAAATACGTACTTGCACCATTATTAATGCCTCTTATTTCTCTCGCAGCAAAAAGTGTCTTGGGTGGCGCAAAATGGTTGGGTGGCGGTCTACTAAAAGGCGCAAAGGCTGGCCCAATTGGCTTGTTAAAAGGCGCTGGATTGATGGCAGGTCGTGCTCTTGGTGCTGGCGCAGGTATCGCAATGCTTGGCGCTGGGGCTACCATGGGTGCATGGAAAGCAAAAGAGTGGGGTACAACAAGACTTGGTGGTGCGATCGGTGGTGCTCTTGGTGGTACAGACCGAGGTGCGGCAGGGGCAGCTAAGGGTGCTATAAAGGGTGGCACGATTGGCGCTACGATTGGCTCTATGGTCGCACCGGGTATCGGCACTGCAATCGGTGGTGCGGTTGGTGCTATTGCAGGTGGTATTCTGGGGTTCATTGGTGGAAAGAATATTGCAAAAGCGATGGATTTTATTGGTGGTGCGATAAAAAAGGCAGCAAAGGCCGTTTGGAGCTTTATCACATGGCCTTTCAGAATGCTTGGTAAAGCAATCAACACATTGAAAGAAACCTATGCTAAAGGTGGTTTAACAGCGGTGCTGAAACAGATGGGAGCATGGATGGTGAAATTGAACCCAATTTATTGGGTGACAAAATTTGTTGTGTGGTCGTTTAAGAAAATATTTCACTGGATGCGAAAGAAGTTAGCAAAGGTGCCTATCATTGGTAGATACTTTAAAATGCCCGGCGACGAAGGGCCAACGGGTGAAGATAAAAGTATTGAAGCTAAGGCACTAGCAGAAAAAGATAGATACCAGAGAAGACAGGCTGTAATGGGGCCTCTCTATCACATGGATATACCAGATATGCTTGAGGTTCTAAGAAAAGACGAACCACTCAAAAATCGCGTAATGAGTATGATTCGAGAAATACCGCCACGCGATCGAAATAGATACGAGAAAGCCATTGCAAAGCAATTTGAAATTGAGCAAGCTGGAAAAATGGAAGCGGCGGAATCTACAACGGAATTAATGGAATCATTGAGAAAAGCTGCAGAGAGACAAGAAGCTGCTTTGCGTGGTGCTGTTGTTGCTTCTACAACAAATCAGGTCGTGGCAAATACATCACAAGTCAATACGAATGTGGCTGGTGGAGAAGGAGGCGGTCCGGGGAATGGTTTCTCTTCGGGTGGAAACTATGCATATAATGTCATGTCGAGCAACATAAACTAAAGGAGACGTAGAATGCCATTAACAAAGATAGACCCATTTGACGGTATAATTGGTTTACCCCCAAAATCATATGTGAGTGATACAATGATTCGAAACAGTATGCCTGTACTGGAAATATTGCCGGGCAAACCAAATTTTGCTAGAGGGCTTGCGTTATTTTCTGTTGAAGAAGACACAGAAACGTATGACAGAATTCTGGCCAGAACTGGATTCAGCATTTCTCACCCGATTAAGTTAGCTTTCATTGCTGACAATTTTCCAACCGACACATTCACTAACGATTATGGCGAAACATTTTTGCAGAAAAGCACTGACGTTGTTGCTGAAAACTTAGGTCAGATAATGCAGATCACAGGTCAGCAAAATGCAATTCAAGGCGCTAAATCACTGCTCAATTTATTGGGTCAGGGCGGTGAAGCAGTAGGCGGCACAGTCGGGCAAATGATGCAATCGATTGCAGAGCAAGGCGAAAAAGGCGCTACAGCTTTAACTCAGATGATGAACCGCGCCGCAGCTCAAGGTGGTGGTGCCGGTATGTTAGGAATGGGCGCACAGACGATTAATAAATTACTGGCAAATCATAGAATTGACTTTCCTCAAATTTGGAGAAACAGTGGGTACACACCACAATATAGTATTACGATAAGATTGTACAACCCCAACCCCGGTAGTCTTGAATCAACTGAAAGATTTGTTCTGGGGCCTCTGGCAGCTATTTTGTGCCTTGGGTTGCCTCGAACAACAGATGGAAGAACATATAACTGGCCGTTTTTCCATCGCATAAACTGTCGTGGGTTGTGGCACCTAGACCCCGGTGTAATCACAAACATCAATGTTATCAAGGGTGGCGATCAGCAGCAAATTGCTTATAACCACAGACTTGCAATGGTCGATGTCAGAATAGACTTCATAAGTCTCTTCAATAGCATGATTGCCGAAGAATCTACAACAAATGTCACAGGAAGACCAACGCTGAAGAGATATATCGACCAGATGAGGGATAAGGGAACTAGCTTCGCCAGAAATTCAATGATTCAACAATCTGCACTTGACGCTGGTGTATATACAAGTCGAACATCATCTAATACATTCATTGATCAAACAGAATTTACAAATGACAACGCAGCAGTTAGACAACCACAAACAGCTACGGACGAACCTGTAGGCCCGCGCGTATCATCTGCTACATCGAATAAGTCAGGTCAATTAAGTGCTGGAAATTCGACAATTGGGGTGGCCTAACAGACTGAATTACGAAGGTACATTGTTAGATAATAGGCAAGAAAAAGATTGATGAGAAATTTCGTTTGTGAAGTGAGGCGATCATACCGTGCTCTCATATTGGCCTCTTTCAACAATTGCATAAGTAATATTTCAACTTGTTGTTTGAAATAAACTTTTGCCATTGTTCTTTTAATAGCCATTAAAGAGCGAACATATTTCAAAAAGTTCGGCCCACAAAGAGTACTTACATTTGGTATATCTTTCAAAAACAATTGATAAATAATTCTTATATTATCTGAAAATTTTACATTGCCGAGGGATTTGACGAGGGCATCTGCAAACAAAGTGTTAATTTTAGAAATTTTTCTAGCATCCTCCATCGCTTTCTTATTAACTACCTTATACACAGTCATATTTCTAACGTTCTTATCAATTAATTTGGTAGGTCTTTCTTTAACCTCATATTCGTAAGATTCGTCATCATCATCTGATGGAATTTCAGATGCTTGAATGCCAGCCCCTTCCTTTTCTGCTCTATAATATGCAGATGCAAAGCTCTTCATGCTCTGTGAAACTCTGGTTCTGCTATCCTGCATAAACCTTGAAATCTGGTCAAGATTGTTTGCCGCTATTCCCTTTGTCCATATTCTAACCATAGCTTCCGCCAGAAAATATAAGGCATTTGCTATTGTTTTTTCACGAGAGAATAGATGAGTTTTCGTCAGAGTCTCTAAAGCATAATTGAAGTGTTCAGGCTTGCAATACTTAAAGTGTTTTTTCATCAAATTCGCATAATGTCGAATCATGTAGAACACCATAAAGTACCTGTATGTCTTCAGGTCTCTTTCCACATTCAAGTAATATTGCATCATGAAAATATAGAAATTAGCAATGTGATCACTTTGTATTGCAAATTTAGCTTCCTTCCTTCCAGCCCACCTTCTCTTTGAAAATCTCCGTACATCATCTTCAGACAACCCCGTATAGTTTAAAAATTCATAGAAATGCTTCTTTACCTCTGGGTAATAGCAAGGTTTTGAGAGTTCACTTAAATTGTAAGCAACCGCTCTGGTCACAGTCGCTTTAATTTTTTGATTATTAAACTTGGCTTTTTGTAATAGTTCTTTCATTATATAACCTTAACTGTAATATCTTCTTCTGTGAAGTATACATATTCTGGGCCATACTCTAGAAGCTCATCTTCTGTTAAATCAAGAAGATCAAAATTAAAGAAGATGCCTGTCTCGGGCTTTATAACCCTACAATGATCCACCCCTTCAATTTCCTGAACAACATCAATAATTTCCGATCTATATAGAGACGCATTTGCGCCGAACCTACTCTTGAATGCTTCAAACACCGTCTCTCTAACTGTATCAACCAGTTCTGTTATAGTTCCAGAATAGTCCTCATCTCTAAACACTTCAATTGAAGCCTGAAGTGGAATCGCATACTCCGGTATGGGTATCCACCCAATTGAAGAGTATATGTACTTTAAACCTTCGTCTGAAACATAAACAATATCATTTGCATTTGCCTGTGAAAACACAAACGTCAATGCCGTGGCATCTGTGCATGTTGCAATCGTGTTCTTGTTGGCATCATCTGCAATATAAATAAATCTATCCCCGGTAGAACAAGAGCCGGGTAGCGCTGTTATGACACTCTGCACAGCAGATTTAGTAACATTGTTCAATTTCATGTTCTGTAAGTTACCAACTGTATTTGTAAATTTGACATTTGTAAAATCAGTCAACATTCTGCGACTTGAAAGATCAAGAGATGAGACGAGTGTCTGTAGTACCGACGCCTCAAAGTCTTTCTTAACAATTGAATCGTAGTAGTCCTTCTCCACCACCGGTATGTCAAAAATCTTTATAGACGCAGTGCCATCTGATACTGTGTTTGAAAGCATAAATTGATTTAGTTGTCGCCTGAAGGTTACCTTAACATTGTAATCAGCAATTAGAGAGTCATCCGGTTGTTTCAGTTGAAATATTATATCTTGTTCGTTAGAAGGAAAGTTGGTATAAGGCGAAAAAGTATAAATGAAATAACCAGCAGAAGAATCATTGGTCATTACCTTCGTAGAGCCAGATTGAGTTAATTGAAGAGTGCATTTGGATGACCCAGCATCGGGTTCGCTTGATTGATAGTGCAATTTAAATACAGCGTCATTGCCAATTTTTTCGACTTCTACCAGAGTTGCAAACAAGTCATAGTCTGAGGTATAAGAAGTTTGAAGTGCTGGTGATAATTCAAGCTCTAGAAGAACGTATTCGTAATTTGCTGCTGTATTTAAAGCATCTAGTCTTAGATCAAATAAAGTATAATAATCAAAATCGCCTTCAGTGATTACCGTACCTCTGGGTATAAAATCAGTTGTGTCGGGTACAATATAAGAGACATTTCGAGTGGGAACGATATTCTCGACAGGTTCAGCCGAAGAACCAAACAATTGAGTTGTAAAAAGTTGAATTTCATTTACCTTGATATCAGAACGTTTTAGAACAGGAAGTGAGTTTGCAGCAAATGATGATTCTGAAGCAATAACGTTGATGTTTTCGTAATCGCTTTCGCTTACAAGTCGGTTTA